ATCTTCTCGGCAGAAATCGGCTGAGGTATCTTTGTAAGCCCCTCTATGTACTGCCCCATAGTATGACGGCAGTTAGGGTGGAACAGCCCGCCTCGGATTGCCACAGACAACAGCATAAACCACTTGTCGCAGTAGTTTGACTTGCCGAAGTCGCCGCTTCTCTGCCGTGCCGTTATCGTCCGTCTGCTTGTTTTCGGTGGGCTTCTCTTCGGGCTTGGGCTCGTCCTTCTGCTCCGCTGCGGGAGCGAGCTTCTTCTCCTCTTCGGGAGTTTTCTTTTCGGGTTCCATTTCTTTTCCTCGCTTTCTTTGATTTTGGGTATGAAAATACCGCTCCAAAAGGGGCGGTAAAATTATTAAGTTTAGTTCTGATTTGTGAAGTTGGTGTTCAAGTCAAGTGCAATCAATTGCACACGGGTATAAGAAAACCGCTCTTAAAGAGCGGTCGTCATATTCACTTTACAGTCAGCTGACTGCCGATAAGCATTTGCGCCGCCTGCGAAATAAGCGGCAGTGTGGTAGCACCAGCATTTTTCAGCATTGCCTTTACCTTTCTCCACACTCCCAGCTCACGGATATTGTCAAGATACTCATGCCCGCTGTATGTGATACAGCTTACAGTGCCGTCTATAAAATGTCCCGCCGCAAATTGAAGAGCGGCATTTATATATCCGGCTTCTTTCAGCTTCTCTATCGTATAAAGAATGTCATTATCTTCATACTTCGGGAGCTGTTCAAATATTGTTTCAACAGTCAGCGGATTTAAATTAAGCTCCTCGTCAATCGTCTTGCTTTTCTCAACGGTAAGCAGTACACTGCGAGCGCAATCATAATTCAGCTTCATTCTTCGTCCTCGTCATCTTCCCATTCAGAAGCGCAGGGAGGTAAGCCGGGAGGAGCGATATTGTCAAAGTAAGACAGCAATTCTTCCACAGTTGCGTCTTCGTGATTCTTCACATATTCCAGCATTAAAGGCTCTACCTCATACTGCTCAGGTGCATTAAAAAGAAACAAATAATCAGCCTTATCTGTACTTGGAATATTGAACTTTGCTTTAACGTATTTCTGAAACTCGGTATACTCTTCAATTGCTTTAGCCAT